GAGTTTACTTTAACCCGAAAGGAGAAACAATGGGTATTGATTTGAAAAAAATGAGAGCAAAAAAACTAGCTCTCGAAAGCCGTGGTGATGGAAGGTCTAGTGCCTTCTGGCGACCGCAAGAGGGGGAACAGACGATTCGTGTGATTCCTACTTCTGATGGAGATCCTTTTAAGGATTTCTGGTTCCACTATAACGTGGGCAAAAACTCCGGGTTCCTCTGTCCGAAGAAGAACTATGGAGAAGAGTGTTCCGTATGCGATTTCGCTAGCAAGCTTTGGCGCGAAGGCGACGACGACAGTAAGAAGATGGCTAAGTCTCTCTTCTCACGTCAGCGTTTCTTCTCTCCCGTCTTTGTGCGCGGTGAAGAGCAAAACGGCGTGCGGGTTTGGGGCTATGGAAAGATGGCGTATGAAACGCTGTTGAACCTTGTTCTCAATCCCGAGTATGGCGACATCACTGATGTCGACACCGGCACCGACCTCGTTATGAAGTACGGCAAGCCGCCCGGTGGTCAATTCCCATTGACCAAGCTCACTCCCAAGCGCTCAACCTCTCCGGTATGTGCTGATAAGACATCCGAAGAGTGCGCAGAGTTGCTTGAGAGTATTCCCGAGTTTGAAGATCTCTTCGACCGCAAGACTTCAGCCGAAGTCAAAGCAATGCTCGATGAACATCTTCTTGGGGATGATGATGCGGAAGAAGCCTCTACTGAGACTGTGAAATATAATGCTTCGCAGTCTAGTGGTGATTCCAGTTCCGTGTCGGAAGCGTTTGAAGAGCTTCTAAGCTAAAAATCTTCACCCACGGGGAGGCACAGGGATAGCAGGTGCCTCAATTTACTCACACACAGGAGGTTATATTATGAGTGAAAATAAAAGCGGCTATGAGCTGCGAAACGAGCTTTTGCATCTCGCAAAAGATATCTGCGAAACTAACGTTCATCTAGCGATGGAAAATAAGGACGTTAGCCAACCGCGATATTTTACAACAGATGATGTGATTCGTGAGGCTGAAAAGCTTTATCAGTTCGTTCAAACAAAGAGCTAAAACAAGGTTCTTATTCCCACGGGGAGGCACAGGGTCATCAGGTGCCTCAAACTTATTCACTCACGAGGTTCATATGCCTAGACCGAAGAAAACAAAAGCAGGAAAACTAAGTATAGCCGACATGCGGAATCTTATTAATAAGAAAGCCGGTATCAATGTCGCGCATGATTTGTCGTCGGAGAATCCAACGGAAGTGAAGCAATGGATTCCAACAGGCTCGCGATGGCTCGATTCAATTGTATGTAGGGGGCAGCTTGCAGGCATCCCTGTGGGGAAGGTGGTGGAAATTGCTGGCCTGGAATCCACGGGCAAGTCTTACATGGCTGCGCAGATTGCAGCGAATGCTCAGAAGATGGACATCGATGTTATTTATTTTGATTCCGAGTCCGCGATTGACCCTTCCTTTTTAGAGAAAGCAGGCTGTGATATTGACCGTGTATTGTCTGTGCAGGCGCGTTCAGTCGAATTTGTCCTTGAAACTATTGAAGATTTATTGGGCACAAACGAAAATCAGATGCTATTTATTTGGGATTCACTAGCGTTAACGCCATCTGTTTCTGACGTTGAAGGGGATTTTAATCCATTATCGTCCATGGCTGTGAAGCCGCGAATTCTTTCAAAGGGAATGTCGAAATTGACTGTGCCTATCGCCAATAGCAAGTCAACACTTTTAGTTTTGAACCAACTTAAAACAAACATCACAAGCAATATTGCGGAAGCGCTCACGACCCCCTATTTCACGCCTGGCGGCAAGGCGATGCACTATGCTTATTCGTTGCGAGTTTGGCTAACTGGACGAAAGGCAAAGGCATCGTTTATTCTAGATGACAATGGGTTCCGTATTGGGTCCGAGGTGAAGGTAAAAGTTCAGAAGTCACGGTTCGGAACCCAAGGACGCCAGTGTGCTTTTAAGATCCTGTGGGGTGCTGACGTTGGCGTCCAAGACGAAGAGAGTTGGTTTGATGCTGTGAAGGGTTCAAAATATTTGACCTCGGCAGGAGCTTGGTATTCTATGGAAATGGATGACGGCACGGTTGAGAAGTTTCAACCGGGCAGATGGATGGAAAAAATGCAGGATAAAAAGTTTCGTGAGCGAGTCTTGTCTATCATGGACGAAGAAGTGATCATGAAATTTCACAAACGCGAGGGAGACGCCTCGGAATTTTACAAAGATATGGATGACGAAGAATCCGACGGAGAGATATAATATGAAACGTTTGCTATTTTCTTTTTTGATAGGGGCTTGTGTTCTATCGCTAATGCCCAAAGAATTATCGGCGAAAACTTGCAAGTCGACACCGAACTCCTTTTACTACGGAGAAAATTCCTCTAACACTGGAGAATATTTCGTCGCTTGGGAACATGGCGTCCCGATAATTTATTTTTATAGTTTTAAAGTACTGACTCCCAAGTCGCCATTGGTGGCGGCTGAATATAACAAGACTCAGGGGGTGTGGGTTTTTCATGGCCGGGTACCAGACTCCTTAATAAAAATGGTGCACAAGCGGTGGCTAACTCACAAGACTGCATATAAAGCATGCCTGGGCGATTATGCGTGGCAATATGGACACTATCACTACGCGCCATACCGCTCACACCGTTCGAACAGCCCAACATATAACTGGGTTGTCGTTAATCCGCGCAAAGCTTACCCACGGCGCGTCCTTATTTTCAAACCGAAACTGAAGCTGCACCCGAAAAAAAATAAACGCAAAAAGAAAAAGTTGCGCCGCGCACCCTGAACCTATACATTTTTTTATTGACATTTGATAGGCTTTTCGGTTATAATAGAAGCTATGGAGTATAGATTATGACTAAACCGAGGATTCTGGTTGTTGATGCACTCAACATGTATTTCAGGGCGTACATCGTCGACCCATCGTTGTCAACAAACGGACAACCAATTGGCGGCCTTAAGGGTTTCTTGAAGATTCTCCAAAAACTAGTCAGAGAAACCAAGCCAGACCAAATCGTCATTGCCTGGGATGGCGCGGGAGGATCACAGAAGAGAAAAAGTATTGACAAGGGATACAAAGAGGGTAGAAAACCTATTCGGTTGAATCGCGAGATTCGGAATCTAACAGAGAACGAAGAATTAGAAAATAAGATTTGGCAGCAAACGAGATTGGCAGAATATTTAAACTGCATGCCAATATCGCAGACCATGCTGCCCGCTATAGAAGCTGACGATGTGATTGCTTACGTGGTGTCTATGCCCTCTTTGAAAGGGTGGCAAAAGATTATTGTTTCGAGCGATAAAGACTTCTTCCAGCTGTGCGACGATGAAACAATTTTGTATAGACCTTCGCAGAAAGCTATATTAAACAAACACCGAATAACCTCGGAGCACGGCATTCACCCATTAAACTTCGCTCTTGCTCGTGCTATTGTAGGAGACAAGAGCGACAACCTACATGGCGTCGGTGGCGCAGGGTTGCCGACGGTGGCCAAGCGGTTTCCATTTTTATCGGAAGAGCGGAGCTGCAATATCAAAGAACTGATTGACGCTTGTGACGAGACTGAGAAGAAACTAAAGGTGCATCATAATATCCTTGAAAACATCGACGTGATTGAAAAAAATTATAAGCTGATGCAGCTGTATGTTCCCAGTCTCTCGCCCCAGGCCAAGGAGGAAGTAAGGTATGCGATTGAGGAAGCGCCCCAAGAATTTAACAAGACCGAGGTCTTAAAGATGATGACTCAGGATGGGTTTGGGGCTTTTGATTGGTCTAGTATGTTTCAAACAATGAAGCGCATTGCCGCTGATAACTGAGAGCAAAGGAAAACTAATGAGCAACGCTACAGATTTTTCCAAGTTTGGAAAATCTTTTCAGGAGTCTTTGGCGCACTTGATTATGGACCAACGAGTGTTCGCTGACCAAATTAAAGAGGTGTTGTCGATTGGTTTTTTTGAGTTAAAATATTTACAAGTTTTTGTTCAAAAAATCTTTAGCTATAAAGAAAAGTACGGAGTTCATCCTTCGAGGCAAGCCATGCTGACCATCTTAAGAGCAGAGTTGGACGACGAAAACCCGGCGACCCAAAAACAGACGCGAGATTTCTTCGCTAGAATCTATAAATCTGAAATTGAGATCGGCGGCGAAGAATATATTAAAGATACTGCGTTAGATTTTTGTAGAAAACAAAAACTCAAAGAGGCTATGATTAAATCAGTGGGCCTGTTGGAGTCCTCGTCGTTTGATGAAATTAGTTTAGTGATTAATGACGCCCTCATGCTTGGCTCCAGCACAGATTTTGGATATGACTACAAGGCAGACTTTGAAGAGAGATTTAAATTAAAAGTGCGCGACCCGGCCAGTACTGGCTGGCAAACTGTGGATGATGTATGTAAAGGGGGGCTTGGAAAGGGCGAGCTAGGCGTCGTAATCGCCCCTACAGGGGCCGGAAAGTCTATGGTGCTAGTGCATCTAGGCACTCAGGCTATAAAAGCTGGAAAAACTGTGTTACACTATACACTGGAGCTAGCGCCAACAGTGATTGCATCCAGGTATGATAGTTGTTTAACTGGTATACCGTTGTCTCAACTCCACGAGTGTAAAGAGGGTATTTATGAGACAGTCAAAGACCTTGATGCACAATTGATTATTAAAGAGTATCCAACGAAGTCTGCATCACCAAACACGATTCGCGCCCACCTAGAACGATTGGCTCAAAGAGATATTAAGCCAGATTTAATTATCGTAGACTACGCAGATTTATTGCGACCAAATGTTGTTCGGAAGGAGAAGAGGCACGAGCTTGAAACTATATATGAAGACCTCCGAGCGATCGCCCAAGAGAATAAATGCCCTTGCTACACCGCATCTCAAACGAATCGCTCGGGGTTGAACGCGGAGGTAATTACCATGGAATCGATTTCTGAGGCGTTCAATAAGTGTTTCGTTGCTGACTTTATTTTTTCTGTGTCTAGGACCATCCAAGACAAGAGTGCAAATGGTGGAAGAATGTTTATAGCAAAAAATAGAAATGGTCCTGATGGTTTAATATATCCCATGTTCATGGATACCGCATCGGTGAAAATAAAAGTTCTCCCTTCTGATGGTACCAGTGTAGAACAAGCACTTGTCAAGAGTGCAGCGGAACAACAGGAGCAGTTGAAGAAAAAATATAAGGAATTCAGGAGGAACGATAGTGGATAAATCGACAGCGCTAGAATATTTTAATGGTGATAAACTCGCTTTGAATGTGTTTATGACTAAGTATGCCTTAAGAGACAAGAACGGGATTTTATTGGAAAAAACCCCAGATAATATGCATGACCGATTGGCGAAAGAGTTCGCCAGAGTGGAAAAAAAGTTCGCCGGTGCACGCGCCCTCTCTTACGAACAGATTAGAGAATCGTTCGACGGCTTTAAATATATTGTACCTCAAGGCTCTGTTATGTTTGGGTGCGGGAATAAGCATGTTCATGCATCTTTGTCTAATTGTGTCGTTGTCGAAAGTCCGAAAGATAACATGTCATCCATCATTGATTCAGGCCGAGATTTAGCAAATCTTTTTAAGAGGCGTTGCGGAGTTGGACTGGACATATCACAACTTCGTCCTGAAGATGCGCCCGTAAATAATTCAGCAGGGACCACCACAGGCGCGTGGTCGTTTGCAGATTTCTTCTCTTATGTTTGTAGGATGGTGGGGCAGAATGGACGTCGCGGCGCGTTGATGATTACAATGGATGTACGCCATCCAGATATCGAGCAATTTGTAACCATGAAGCATGATTTAACGAAGGTCACAGGGGCGAACGTATCTGTTAAGCTGAGCGACGACTTCATGAACGCGGTTGATGATGATTCAGAATTTTTATTGCGCTTCCCGGTAGATGCAAAGCCGGACGAAGAGGTAAAGTATACAAAACTGATTCAAGCTCGCCAGCTGTGGAAAAAAGTTGTAGATAGTGCAACAACAACCGCAGAACCAGGCTTGTTGATGTGGGATAATATAAAAAAGAATTTGCCTGCTGAATGTTATGCTGAGGCGGGGTTCAAAACTATCTCCACCAATCCGTGCGCTGAAATTCCTTTATCCGCTAATGATAGTTGCAGATTAATATCTATAAATTTAAAAAACTTTGTGAAGAATCCGTTCACTACCAAAGCCTATTTTGATTATGATCATTTCACAAAAATAGTATCCATGGCAACTCGCCTTTCTGACGACTTGGTTGAGCTTGAAGGTGAGCAGCTTTCAAAAATTATTAAAATTGCAGACACCAAAGATGAAAAAAGATTATGGTCCAAGCTTAGAAAAGCATGTTTGGACGGTAGGCGAACAGGATTGGGCACTCATGGGCTCGCCGATGCTATAGCCCGCATGCGGGTTAGATATGACTCCCCGAGGGGCATTAAAATTATCGATAAAATTTACGGTACATTGAAAGAGTGCGCATATGAAGAGAGCGTGCGACTCGCAGAGGAGCGCGGCGCTTTTCCGATATTTGACTGGGACAAGGAGAAGAATAATGTTTTTATCAAACGCCTCCCCGAACGTTTGCAAAAACTAATCGCATCACATGGGCGCAGAAATATTTCTATTTTGACAAACGCTCCAACAGGTAGTGTATCAATCCTGTCTCAGACTAGTTCAGGTCTGGAACCAGTTTTTCGCAACTCTTATATTCGTCGGCGCAAGTTGAGCCATAATGATAAGAACATTGAAGCAGATTTTGTCGATGATGTTGGCGACCGTTGGGTTGAATACAGTGTATATCATCATAATGTGAATGAATATTATAAAATCACTGGACATAACTTTGATGGCGCAGCGACCATACCAAAATACTTTGTGGAGAGTGACCAAATTAATTGGAATAGGCGCGTGGATATACAAGCCACAATTCAACAGCATATTGACCATGCGATTAGTTCCACAATTAATCTTCCAAGAGGTACCAAGCCGGAAGTTGTGGGGGAGTTATATATGCGTGGCTGGAGAGAGGGTCTAAAAGGGATCACTGTATATGTTGACGGTAGTCGTTCTGGTGTACTTGTTGCGGATAAAGAAGATTCGTCCTCTTTCCCGCAGAATGGTGCACCAGAACGTCCATCCATCTTAGATTGCGACATACATCACACTACAATCAAGGGGGAGAGGTGGACAATTCTTGTGGGCCGCTACGAAAATAGACCTTATGAGGTTTTGGGCGGCTTGTCAAATCTTATTGAAATCCCGAAGAGACATACCAAGGGGCGACTTACAAAACACAGTTTTAAAACAAAAACGAACAGATATGACTTGACATTTGGCGTGGAAGATGATACAACTGTAGTAAGAGATATTGTAAGAGTGTTTGATAACCCAAATGAATCTGCATTTACCAGGATGCTTTCTTTGTCCTTACGCCACGGAGCGTGTCCAAGGCTTTTGGTTGAGCAACTAATGAAGGATAAAGATAGTGATATGTTCAGTTTCGCAAGGTGCGTGGCTAGAATTTTAAAGAATTACATCACCGATGGCGAGCCAGCATTTTCTGGAGACAAGGCTTGTACCATATGTGATGCCGAAGATTCGCTCGTCTATCAAGATGGGTGTGTTACCTGTAGTCAATGTGGCTATGCAAAATGTGGTTAAATAATCACAAATTTTATGTTATCTTTCTTAAAGGAGAAAATAATGTCAGAAGAAGTTAATGAAAAAGAAAAACGAATCACTGATTATATTAAATCAATGGTCGCAATTGAAGAGAATATGGAGCCCTTCAAAGAACAGAAACGCGCCCTCAAGGGCAACTACGTCGAGAATGGATGGCTTTCAAAGGAAGAAATCAGCTTAGCTGTTAAAGCTTATCGCATGGTAAAGGGAGATGTTGACATTGAACAGTTGATGGACTTCTATGACCATGTTGTTAAGACAGTTTAGTGGAGGAGCCACGTGAATATTATACCCAAAAATAAACACTTGCTAATTGAAGTGGTAGAAGAACCAGAAAAGGAAGAGGTGACAATCCTGCTTCCTGATGATTACCATGCCAACTTATCTAAAGAGTATGAGCTGGTTAAAGTATTAGCTTCCGCAACTGAATGCGCTGGCTACCAGCCTTCATATAAAGAAGGTCAGCATGTTTTGGTTGAAGGTCACATGATTAAGAACGTTCCTGTTCTGGGTGAGAACTTTCACCTTGTGCAAGAGAACTATGTGATAGCTGTGGTAGGAGATATTGAGATTTGACGAAGTTGTTGTCGGCGGCGGACTAAGCGCTCTTGTGTACGCATACTCCAAGGATGCAACACTTATAAGAACGACAGACGATGGACCACCACCGTTTGATTTTTTTGAACCCGACCTTGACTTATCTTCTTTTTTCTTCCCACCGAGCACTTTTGAACTAAAAACAAGCGCTGGCGTTCGGACAGTGGGGATTCCCAAGTTAGTTTTCTGGGAGCGTCTTTCATATTTGATGTCGGTCAGCGGTAAGTTGCCTTTCTCCGACAAGGCTGAATCAATTAGAGTGGAACCCAACGAAAAAAAAATATTAGTGGTTGCTAGTGGTAATTCTTCAATGAAAATAGATTATACCAAATTAAGAATATTTGATGACACAAAACTTCATGGTCTGGAGTCTCATGTACTAAACGACTTTGAAAAAGGGCAATCTGCAAATTTTTTGTCGCCAAAAAAATTCAAGATTCTGGACTGGTTCAATGTGAGGTCTGGGTGCAAGCACGAATACGATTACTTTTGTACGGACGATGATTTCGTCAAAGAAGTATATTTTTACCCATCGGAGAGGCTTGACGGGAAGCACGACTTAAAAGACCTCATGGCAGTATCATATCTCACGCGGGATCAATTAAATAAGGTTGAGTATTCAGACACATATGCTAGATTTAAAATATTGGCTCTGATGAAAGAAAACGGGATTCGCGGGTCACGAAATGGTAGGGACCAGAAATACCCCGAAAAATACAAATATTATGCTGTGAGGATAGAGGCGACGACCAGAGATGTATTACCGCCGGAAAATTTTATTAATTTGAAGACCTCAGAAGACCAAAAAGATATAATATTTGACAATCGCCCAGTAGAAGATATAATAAGATCTGTGCAACCCGAGAAATCCTATATGCATCAACTCCACGAGCGCATATGCCCCTAGAACAAAAGCCTACCAATGAAAAGACATTTCATTTGGCCGGAATTGTTCCCGCAGCTGGCCAGCCGTTGGATTACAATTTTCCGTGGCACGACTGCATGATGCCAATTGCTCCTAACTACCTGGCTGTTGAACGGGCAGTTATAGAGTGCGCTTTTGCTGGCTGTGAGACTATATGGCTTGTCTGTAACGACGATATGCAGCCCCTAATCCGTCACAGATTGGGCGACTATGTATATGACCCCGTGTTTACGGGCCGCAAATTTTCGTCGGTTCCTATAGACGAACGCAAGCCAATAACCATTTATTATGTCCCCATCCACCCGAAAGACCGCAACAAAAGGGATTGCCTAGCGTGGAGTGTGCTCTACGGAGCCCTGACAGCTTATCACATATCGAACTTTATCAGCAAGTGGGTGATTCCCGACAGATATTACGTTTCTTTCCCGTACGGGGTTTATGACCCGGAAATCGTGCGAAAACATAGAAAGGATATTTCTAGTCGGCGTGATTTTTTTCTTTCTTACCTCGGCAAAAGTGTTTCCGACGGAGCATATACCGGGTTTACGTTTGACGAGGCCGGATTTTTTAAATATCGCGACGTTATCAGAGGAGAAGGGACAGGTGAAAAGGTTCCGGGCCAGTTGCAAGAGGCGGGCATACCTAAAGAAAAATTGCCGCTTCAAGAAAGATGGTCTGCGAGGTTTTTTTCTCTTGACAAAGTTTTCAAATCTGATACACTAGAAAGAGTAGTAAATGTTGAATTGCCATGGTACAGAAAAATTGATAGTTGGAAATCATTTTGCGATTATGCAGGCTCAAATGATTCCCAGAAGATATTTAGACCAGCGAAGTGTATCCTGTCATATCAGGAGTGGAATCCGATAGGGGTTGACGATGAATGAACGTATAAAATCAAAAATTCCCTTTGTGGGGCTCCACGCGCACAGCGGGTTGTCATTGTTTGATGGGTTGGGCTATCCTCAAGAGCACATGGATTTTGCCTATGAGAACGGCTGTGATGCCCTTGCATTGACCGATCATGGGCACATGAATGGGTTATCCTATCAAGTTTTGCACGCAAAAAAAATGCAAGCGGAGGGAAAATGCTTTAAACCTCTTTTTGGGGTTGAAGCATACTTCACACCATCAATTGAAAAATGGCAAGAAATATACGATTCGTCCAAAGAAAAGAAAAAAAAGAATGCCTCCGGTGGCGCAGTCATTGAGGACGAAAACGCCAGCAAGCGCGGTAATTTACAAGATTCGACAAGCAATTTTCTTAAGAAAAGGAACCATCTTATTTTGTTGGCCCAAGACCAAACGGGTTTGAACAACATATTTAGGCTCATATCGGAGAGCTTCAAAGATGAAAACTTTTATCGCTACCCTCGGGTTGATTATAAGCTTCTTGGCTTATTTGGCGAAGGAGTTATTGCCACTAGTGCTTGTCTTGGTGGTGTTTATGCTGGTGATTATTGGGATTGTCGTGACGATGGTGATGACGCTGTTCTAGATGCTATGCGTCGCACGACAGAGCGTATGCAGGCAATATTTGGGGACCGATGGTATGGAGAGCTTCAGTGGAACAACATTCCACAGCAGCACGCCCTCAACAAATATATAATCCAAATTGCGAAAGAGTATAACGTTAATTTAATCTCTACAGCCGACAGCCACTATCCAAATCCAGATGCTTGGCGCGATCGCGAACTTTATAGAAGGCTCGGCTGGCTCGGCAAGGGCGGTCTACCATCCTGGCTAGAGTCGGAACTTCCAGAGGGTATAGAAGAGATTGGTTATGAACTCTACCCCAAAAATGGCGACCAGATGTGGGAGAGTTATAAGAAGTATTCTAAGCTTTGCGGCGAAGAATATGACGATGACTTGGTTATGGATTCAATCACGAACACCTACACGATTGCCAAGGACCGTATTGACGAATTCATGCCTGATGATGTAGTACGCCTTCCAGATTTCGTTGTGCCCGAAGGAAAGACCGCAATCCAAACTCTAGTAGAATTTTGCAAGGAAGGGCTTGCTGAATATGAAATAAACGCTCCCGATGATGCACCGGTGGTTGCGCAACGCGCCAGAGATGAACTCAAGGTTATTGAAGAACGAGGCTTCACCAAATACTTTTTGACCATGAAGGCGATTGCTGACCGCGCCTCCGAGGTACAACTTGTGGGTGCGGGGCGAGGCTCCGCAGCGGGTTCTCTTGTGGCTTATCTAATTGGCATTACCCAAGTTGATCCTCTTAAATATGATCTCCTGTTTGAAAGGTTTATGCGAAAGGACCAAACTGACTACCCCGATATTGATTATGATGTTTCGGACCCTATGCTGCTCAAAGAAAAATTAATTGAAGAGTGGGGCGAAACAACTGTGGTGCCTATCTCTAATTTTAATACTTTGAAACTGCGTTCCTTAATCAAAGATATTGCGAAGTTATATGAAATCCCGTTTAAAGAAGTTAATCCTGTAACCGCACGCATGATTCAAGAAGCAACCCCGATGGCGAAAAAGAAGCACGGTATTAAGGCGGGTGTATATACTCCAACCTTCGAGGAACTGGTGGAATTTTCACCATCTGTGCAAGCGTTTTTTGCAAAGTATCCAAATGTAAAAACACACATTGAGGCTTTGCATGGGCAGGTAAGGAGTGTCAGTCGGCATGCGGGAGGCGTTGTTGTTGGTGAGAACCTAGACAGGTGGATGCCCTTAATTAATAGTGGGGGTGTGCGCCAGACGCCTTGGTCTGAAGGTCAGAACGTGCGCCACCTGGAGCCGCTAGGGTTTATCAAATTTGATATTCTAGGGCTGGCTTCGCTGCGTATGATGGAGGGCGCTATCCGGCATATCCTCAAGCGGCACCACGGAGTTGTCGAGCCTACGTTTGCCGAGGTGAAGAATTATTATGACCAACACCTCCACCCAGATAAAATTGACTTCAATGATGACCAAGTGTATTCTGTTTTCACCGAGGGGCGTTGGGCAGGGATATTTCAGTTCACAGAAAAAGGCGCACAGAAGTTTTGCCAAAAGGCGAAGCCAGCCAGTATCATTGACATATCAGCGGTCACTTCAATCTATCGCCCTGGACCGTTGAGCGCCAAAGTCCACGAATCATATGTGAATGCAAAGAGCAATCCAGACGATATCGAATATGCTCACGAGTTAATTCGTGAGGTGACAGAGGAAACATACGGGTTTCTAATTTTTCAAGAACAGATTGCTTTGCTGGCTCATAAACTGGGAAGGGGTTTGTCGCTTGACGAGGGAAACCTGTTGAGAAAACTTCTGACGAAGAAGGGCACAGGCGAGGTTGAAGCAAAGAAGCTGAAGATTCATAATAAATTTGTTGATGGTTGTGTGGACAAGGGACTCACAAAAGGTGAAGCCGAAATCCTTTGGAGCAAGTTTGAATATTTTTCTGGCTATGGGTTTAATAAATCGCACGCTGTCAGCTATTCTATTCTAAGTTATCAATGCGCTCACCTTTTCAATTATTATCCATCCGAGTGGATGGCAGCGTTCTTAGACAAGGAGCCGGAAGCCAGGAAGGAGCAGGCAATCAACATTGCGAAGTCAATGGGCTTCAAGCTGGCTCCCTTGGACATCAATACTTCTGGTAGGGTGTGGGAGATCTCGGAGGATGGAAAGACGCTAATTCCTCCGCTAAATTCCATTAAGGGGCTTGGAGCAGCCGCGATTGACCAAATCATTGAACACAGACCTTTCAGCAGCGTAGAGGATTTGCTTTTTAGCAAGGAAATAGTTTATTCTAAGCTAAACAAAAAAGCATTGGATGTGTTAATACGCGGACAAGCATTAAACAGTCTTGTTGACGATAGGTTTACGGGGCTCAAACATTTCTGGTCCGCTGTTGCTGTTGACCGCCCGAAATCTACCAAGAAGATGAATGACAACATTGAGCGTTACGCGCCAGAAGGAGAATTTACAACAGAGGAAATGATTGAACATTTGGTTAGCCTCACAGGGGTGTTTCCTTTTGAGCTTGTGATGAGTCGAGATGTTGTGGCTGGTCTTGATAAGAACCAAGTGCCGCCAATTGGAGACTGGGACAATGAATTGGGCGTGGCATGGTTTATACCGCGAGAAGTTGTCGAGAAAAAGACTAAGAATAATAGAACTTATTGGCTTATAAAAGTTATTGACTCAACCAATAAAAATACAGCTATCAAGTGTTGGGCAGTAAAACAAGGCGTGGACCGAGTTTTTGTGAATCAACCATATATGGCGAAACTTGAGTATAGCGAGCAATGGGGCTTTAGCACGCGGTCTATTAGACACAATTTTAAACTTTTGGCGTAGGAGGAGACAATGAATCTGAAAGTAAAACTACTAAGAAATGGGGCAAAACTGCCAGAGAGGGCATACGCAACTGACGCAGGCGCAGATGTTTTCTACTGCCACAAGCCAGACGAGTACAATCATTGTGTGGGTTCGGATAATGAATATTGGGTTGGACCTGGGTCATCGTGTATCATACCCACAGGCATAAAGGTCGAGGTGCCCGAAGGGTATATGCTTGAGGTTAAAAACAAATCAGGAGTCGCATCCAAACGTAGGTTGATAGTGGGCGCATGTGTTATTGACTCTGGATATGATGGCGAGGTATTTATTAATTTGCATAACATCGGCGGCGAAGTCCAAAAGATATACCCAGGCGAAAAGCTGGCGCAAGTTGTATTGATACCTGTAGAAGCTTGTAAATTTATAGAGACAACTGGGCGCATCAACGTCAACACTATACGTGGCCCAGGTGGTTTCGGGTCGACAGGGCGATAATACATGACAAGTAAAAAATATGAAGTTAGGGAGGTTAGTAAGTTCGAGGCGACAGAACTGGTCCAGGCCAATCATTATAGCCCGGTCATGCCCAAACTCACTAGACATTGGTTGGGCGTATTCAAGGGCAAGGAAATGGTTGGAGCCGTAACGCTTGGGTGGGGCACACGCCCGCTTCACACAATTCAAAAGATTATTAATACTGATATGGAATCCGCTCACTACCTTGAAATTGGTAAGATGTGTATGCTGGATAGTGAACCCCACAACTCTGAAACACAAATGATATCTCAGCTGGTGCGGTGGATAAAAGAGAAATGCCCAGACGTTCTATTTTTATACACCCTTGCCGATGGGATTATGGGCAAGTGCGGCTATGTCTATCAGGCTGCGAACTTCTACTACGGTGGCGAGTATTGGACTGACAGCTATATGTCGGCGAAGGGAGAAAAAATTCACCCAAGGTCAACACGCAAACTCTGCGCTGATAACTGGCGCTGGCACTACGAAGAAAGCTCCGTGGGCTATCGGCAAGAGTTCAAGGAGAATCACGAAAGAAAGATTAGAGAGGCGCAACAAAACGACACGAAGCTTCCCAAAGAAAAAGTGTTTTGGTTGACGCCAGAGTTCATGAAACATGTTGGGTTGAGAAAGATAAAAGGGAAAATGTTTAGATATATATACCCCCTGAATAAGACAGCGAAGAAGATTCTCGCAAACAATTCTAATACCGAATGGAAAATAGGCGGGGGCGTCTATCCGAAAGAAATAAATGGAGACTTGCGCTGGAAGGAAATGACCGGACGAAAGAAATATGAGTTCCTAGACGGCATACCAGACTGGGATTTGCAGACTGTCGAGCATAACAAGAAAAATGTAAACGCGCACAAAAAATGAGTTCAACTACAAGAAAAATAAAACGGAAAGGGTTAGCTAAAAAGCGCCGCCAAGCCGAAAAAGACATGTCCGAAAAAATAGGTCTTTTCGATAAAATTCCAGAGAGTTGCGACGCCTGCGACGACCCATTTGATAAGAAAAATAAAGATATGGTAATGTCGTGGAACGTTGTTGTAAAGAGTGAACAAGGTATAGTGCGATTATACTGCCCAGTGTGTTGGGAGAAGGCTAAAAAAATAATTAAGGAGTTTGGCGAAAAATGAAAGAGGCTCTAACTTATGATGATGTGTTGCTGGTCCCTCAGTATTCTGACGTTGAAAGTAGAAAAGAGGTAGATATCCACAACATGCTGGATAAATCACGCAAGCTACTTGTACCAATTATTTCTAGTCCTATGGATACTGTCACAGAAGAAGAGATGGCGATCGCCATGAGTTATGCTGGCGGCCTTGGCATAGTTCACAGGTATAACACCATCGAAGAGCAGGCAAAGATCATTAAAGCCTTGTGCGACCGTTCTACGCGCAACGTTGGTGCCGCTGTAGGAGTTACAGGGGATTATGAGGACCGAGCAACTGCCTTATATGACGCAGGCGCTCGCCTGTTGTGCCTTGACGTCGCTCACGGACACCACGCGCTTGTTAAAAAATCATTGCATAAGCTCCGAGAGATGTTCGGCGATACGGTGCACCTGATGGCCGGAAATGTTGCAACAAGGGAAGGGTATGAGGCGCTTTCAGATTGGGGCGCGGATTCAGTTCGTTGTAATATTGGCGGCGGCTCCATTTGTTCGACGCGGATTCAAACAGGCCATGGCGTGCCGGGACTTCAAACCATTATGGACTGTGCCAATTCTGACCGCCCGGCGAAAATTATTGCCGATGGCGGAATTAAAAATTCTGGAGATATGGTTAAGGCCATAGCTGCTGGTGCTGATTTTGTAATGATTGGTTCCTTGCTTGCAGGCACCTCCGAAGCCCCAGGCGAAATTGTTATAAATAACAGCGGTGGAAAGTGTAAACTTTATCGAGGCATGGCTTCGTTCGACGCGCAAAAAGATTGGAGAGGTCGAATGACTTCAGCCCCGGAGGGGGTGTCAACCACAGTACCATGCAAAGGCTCGGTCAAGGATATAATATATGATTTAGGGATGGGAATTCGCAGCGGTCTTTCTTATAGCGGAGCAAGAAGTATATCAGAGTTCCAAGCGAAAGCAAAATTTATTCTCCAAACGAACGCAAGCCAAGTGGAAAGTAGCGCACACATTCTAAGGACAAAATAGTGGCTAGCAAGACTACAAAAAAAATAGTTTTTTATGATACTGACAAGAGGCACGCTGATTTAAAGATTCGATTGCATTACGATGGGCTAACACAAACGGGATTCTTTCGAGCGATGGTTTCGGGATACTTGGATAAAGATCCTGCAATAATAAACTTTATACACCAGCTCAAGGAGAAGGGCAACGTGCAAAGTATTAAAAAAAGAAAGGACTCAAAGAGGCTTTTAGAGGTTGGGGAAGAAACGAAGGAAAAGTTTTCTTTACTCGGCGAGGGCGAAGTAGAGAGTATTTTTGATATAATTGAAAAGGAGTTTCCAGATTTATGAACGATTATGAGTTTTTATTAAAAAGAGATTTGCCATCATGTTCGAAGGCTTGTCTGAAAGGGGATGTTTCTTGTCCGATAAAGGATTGTCGCCAATGGATTGATTATGAAGAGGACTTGAATTGCACTTCAATAGCAATAGAAAAAAACGGCAGCATGACCTTGAGAGAGGTCGCAGACAGAATCCACGTCAGCTTTGTTAGGATTAAACAGATTGAGGATAAGGTGGCCGCTAAATTTCAAAAGGGCTTGGCTAAAGAGTTTGGGATTAAAAAACAAGAACTGCGCGATTTTATTATGTCAGCGTTCGATGGCGTTGACGATTGGACGGCAGGGAAAAGCAAAAAGAAACGCCCCGGTCAGCGGTGATTGTGTAGACAGGGCAAATTTATGCTTTTTATTGATAAAACACCTATTTAGAGATAGGACATTCTTTTCATTAAGTGTCTTTATCCTGAAGAAAGAACTATTTATTGAAGAAGCCTAGAAATCGTTTTAAGGAGATACATAAAATGAGCAAGACTAAGAAAAACAGATTGGACGAAAGCCAAGTTCGTCGCTTTATGGGGTTGGCTAATCTCCACCCCCTCGGCGAAGGCTTTCTTGATCGAATTCGAGAAGAAGATGACCTTCCACCCGACGAAGGTGCCGAAGGGCTGCCACCCGAAGGCGAAGAGATGCCACCTGAAGAGCCGCTTCCAGGCGAAGGCGAAGAGGCGGGACCACCCACCGAAGATACAGCGGCAGCTGCGACAGAGATGGCGCAGGATGTGGCTGATGCTGTTGCTACTGCGCTGAGCGATGCCCTTGGCCAGCACGGAGTTGAAGTAACCTCCGGCGAAGCTGAAGGTGGTGGAGAAGAAGCTGCGCTCCCCGGTGAAGAAGCTGCGCTCCCCGGTGAAGAAGAAGGGTTGCCCGGTGAAGAGGAAGGGTTGCCTGGTGAAGAAGAGCTGCCTCCCGAAGAGGAACTTGAAGAGCTTGAGGCCGCAGGGATTGAAGTTGTCAATGATGACAGGTTGGTTCAAGAGGTTGCTCGGCGGGTTGCTGCGCGTTTGCTGAAAGAGAGCAAGGTCAGTCCTCGCTCCAAGGCCGCGCCTAAAAAAACTCGCACTCGTCGCACCCGCCGCCGCTGATAAATTATCTCCTACAATAGATTTCAAAAGTATAAAACCATAGGAATTCCTGTGGTTTTGTGCTTTGAGGGTACGGGAGAAAATTTGCCGCCAATAATTTTTGAGATTAAATAGGAGTTAGAAATGACAGAGGCTTTATGGTTTTTCGGAGGGGCACTAGCCTTCCAAATTATAGGCAAGTTGTTCAGGTATGGGCAATTAATTAATTTTACTTCCGAGGTTGGCCTGCACCTCCTACGGCTGTGCGCGGAGATAACGCATGATGTTGCGTTTGTGCAAACCCTCAAATATAAACAATTAATTGAGGCGGGGGTAAAAGAAGAGAAAATACAACTAATTAAAGATACGGATAAGGAAACGTTTGATAATTGGAAGTTCTCTTTGATTCTAAAATTCAAATATGCCTTACCGAAACCGGTTCAAGGTGTTTTCGCCTTCAACGACTGGGACAGCGCCATGAAAGTATTAGACAAATATTTAAAAAAGGAGAAGGGGTTTAGATGAAACTTAAAAATACCCTCACTTTAGAAAGCCTTCGTCACCATATTAAAGAAGCACTCGTGGAGTCTTATCGACCCGAATCATATTCTTATCTGTTGGAATCGCCGGAGCTTCTTGATGAAGCGTCGATTCACAAAAATAAATACCCGTTTAAAGCGTTATATATGTTTGGACCGGCTGGTGCTGGCAAAAGTTATTTAATAAAAAATCATTTGACAATACCGCTCGCGCCCTCCCCAGATTTGAAAGGGAAACCGACGGATAAGTTAGGTTTTTGGACGTCTAACCCTGATGTTTATATTGAAGAAGTTTTTCCTACGTTCGGCATCAGCATGAAGTTTGCGAATTCTGAGAAGGGAGATGACGCAGAGTTAGAAGGTCTTCAGCAAACATCTCGGAAAATTTTACAAAACGCTGTTCGCACTATGACGGCGAACAAGCTTGCGATCGCCAATCCTATTATTTTTGACACGACCGGCGAAGAAGTACCAAAGCAAGTAAAGAAAATGAAAGCGCTAGTTGATTTGGGGTACGATATTGCAGTTATGATGATAAACGTTCCAGAAGAGGCGTCAGTAGAGAGGGATGAGAAACGGAAGCGAACGGTTGGCGCGGACCGAACAGCCGACATCTCGAAAAAATATCAAAAAAATGTTGTGCAACAGGAAGGATATTTTAAAATGTTAAAGGGTATACCGAATGTGACGGTGTTGACCAGTAGGGTGTTTAATAATATTTTTGATCAGGAAACCGGTGAGCTTTTGACAAAACCAACTGTAATAACCCCTGAAATGCTTCCAGATAATCTAAACCCAGAAAAGAATCCTGACGCATTTAAACTGGAAAAGGCTACGCTAGATGGTGCGATTGGCGAACTGAAAAAGTTTTTAAAAACGCCGGTCCAAAATCCAGGCGGTCAGAAAT